GCTTTTAGTTTAGCGGCCTCTCTTTGGTCCTCAGATTCAATCTTAGCCTTCTCAAGTTGGGTATCCATCTGGTCTCTGGCCGCTCTGCGCTGGGTTTCAGCCATAGAAGTCTGGATCAAAGCTTGTGCATCAGGGTCTTGAGGCTGAGCTTGTTGCTTCAACTGCTGAACTTGTTGCATCATTTGCTGGAAAATGGGCATGATGTACTGGAAAGTGGTAGCAGAGTCTTGTTTGACGTGCTGTGCGGCCAGTGCATACAGCTTATCCATGCCCTTTGTGACTTTTTCATTGTCATAATCAAAGTGCTGGTGCTTCAAAGCGCTGTTTACATACTCATTCATGCGGGCTTGGTACCATTTACCCAAGTGATCTTGGATATGTTCGACCATCGGCTGGAGCAATTGGGGCATAACCAAGGGGTTTGAGCCACCAAAAACGGGGTCTTGATAGAAATCAAGGTGAGATTGGATGTGGGCAAGGTGATCTTGCTCGTCATAAGCCTTAGAAGGTTGGCCACCCATCATCAAGATGTTCTCTTGAGAGGCGTCAATCATCTTATCTTCAGGCTCCATGACCATCAACTCATTGATCTGGGGCACTTTCATCTGCTTGAGGAAGCGCTCGATCACTGCTTTGCGGTTGAACAGGTCAGCATTGTTCTGCATGATCTGCATCACAGCTTGCGTCTGAGCCATTCTTTGGGTCTCAGAGAAGATGTGTGGGTCAGAAACAGGGATAACGTCCGTATTTCGCTTGAAATCATCCTTATGGATGTCCAAGTCAACCACCACCTCGCCGCGTCTCTGCTCGTCCAAGTACCAGCGGTTCAATCTGGCCAGCACTTTGAGCACTCTGGCTTGGGATTCATGCAATCTAGCATGGATGGCAGAGTAAACGTGGGCACCTTGCTCGATCAAAGCTTGGGCAGTTCCAACAGGCATATTGTTGGTGGCGTCGGCAATCTTCTCCTCAGAGGTAGAGACCACGCCTTTGGCCGCGTTGTCCAACCATCCAAGCAACTCCATGAGCACTGGGCTAGGAGCGTTGAAGGGCATGGGCATGGCAATCTTGCGGATGTCATCGACACCTGGCGCCCCTTCGATCTCAGCAACCTGCGTTACCTCGACTTGGTCGGTCTGACCCGACATACGCGCACCCTTGAGCTTGAGCATGGTGGCCGCGTTGTTGATATGGGCTGAGTCCATGAGTGCACGAAGCGCACCAGTGAGGGCGGCGGACAATCCACCAATGAGATGAGGGAGACCAATCGCATATGCACCCCTCCAAGGGATAAACTTAAACTCAATCAACCAATCCAACTTGGTCCAAGTCTCGTCGCCCTCTTCCCAGTTACGGTAGAGTCCAACAACCTTCTCGTCCAACTTGTCGATCATGAGGATATAAGGCGCTGACTTGCCTTTGGTTCTCTTGTCCTCGTCTTGCTCAAGCCATGTGTAGATATGGTAAACGTCTCTGACACCGTCTTCGTTCTCCTCAAAGCGCTTACCCTCAATCTTGGTATTGGCCTTCTCTGCGTGGCTCATCTCTGGCTCAACAAAGGCGCGAATCAAGCTGATATCACGATACAAACCTGAGCGAACACGGTTCTGGAACTCAAAGTTAGAGATGGTGTTGACTTCGGTCACACGCTGGGATGTGTAGAAGTTGGCCGCCTCAAAGGGCAGGTAAATCTTGTCAATGGGCACAAACTCAGCGCAAGGGCGCTTTTTGTTCTCGTCGTACCACATCTTCATGTATTGGGAGCCGCCAAGAGGAAGTTGGGTCAATAACTGCTCTTGTTCGTCGCGGAACTCCTCAATCTGCTCGGTCAGTTGCCAGTTCATCCAATCGCGCTTACGCTCGGCAATCTTGACCTTGTCCTCATCCACATCACCAAGAATCTTTGTTCTGGTGGGACCATCAGGCGGGAAAAGCTCTTTAATGGCGCGGGATGCAAAGTCCACACAAGCCTCGGCCATCACGGGGTGGACCACTTTGCTGGCACCCATGAAGTTGGCACCACCTGGCGCATCGTTGCCAAGGCCAGTCCTCTTTAGACCCTCTTCGTACTTCTTGTCTCGCTCCTCACGGCTTTGTTTGTCGTTCTCGATCAAACCCAAATACCGTTTGGCAATGTTGTCTAAATCATACACGTCAAAGGTTTCTGCCAAGTTCTGGTAGAAGTCTTCGTCCTCCATGGGACCTTCAAGGTCCTCACCAAAGCTGACAACAGCCGAGCCATCATCCATCTCAATGATGTCGGAGCTTTCGTCTGGCAACTCAACCATTACATTTCCGTCATCATCTGGCTCTGATATACCATCGACGAAACGTCCGTAGTCTTGTTCAATAGGCATTTGTGTTGCCATGATTACTTCCTTTTAAACTTTTTGTCTTGGACTTCCATCCACATGGCGTCTTTGCTTATTGTGCCACCATGTTTCTTTGTAATATCGGGATTGGTCACATCATATGTGCCTTGATTACCAATGGCTGATTTAATTTGACCTTGATAAAATGGCCTATAAGTATCAATTATGTGACTTGCCGTTTGACCTTCTTCAATGTTGTTTGGGTTACCTTGGTAATAAGGCATACCCGCATCAAATACATCTTTGTGTATTAAACCATCATAGCCTTGTTTTTTAAGTTCACGAGTTATTGGTAAAGAATCGCCTAAAGAATATGCATCAATTGAAACATTAGGCAATAAATCATTCAATATTCTGTCAACATCTCCAGATTTACCAGCATGGCGAATTTCATTGCCCAACTGCTCAAAATCTCTAATTCTTCCTAAACCAGAAGAATCGGTGGCTGAAATTTCATGGTTTGCATTTGTTTTATAAGCAGTTTCATCAAGCTCATCCAACATATTGGCCAAATCATGATAACCCATGGATTTATCTCCATATGGTTTGCTTAAATCATGTTTGAGCATATCCACAAATTCATCTAATTGAACGTGATCACCTAAATTCCTGATATCCAAGGGGTTGGTCATTTGAAGGTGAACTGGGACAGATGTTGAGCCTGACCCATGTTGTAAGGTATCAAGTTTGCGTGAATAGACGTTTGCAACTTCAGGGTCAGTTGTGAAGGAAGGATTTTCACGACCTTGAGTCATGATAAATTTATCTGCTTTTGGAACTTTACGTTGCCCACGATACAAAACATCTTTTACTTGACTTGGTTCAAGAAACTTGGCTTTATTGGCCTCAGCCTCAGCCGCAGGCAAAATCTTCTGTCCAAGCTTGGCGGCAATCTCTTCTGCCATTTTAGCTATTGTTCCACCTCCAGCCATGTGAACTTCACCACCTTTTTTGTACTGAGGCAAGCCTTGAGTTTGAACTTGTTGTTTCAACTCGGGTGTAATGTCAAAAGTATGAAGGTTTGCGGTTTCTGGCTGACCAGAACTAATCATCCCCAACCCTGCATTGTCAGGAACCATAACTTGTTTTCCTGTTTCAACAGGCATGGCATTCATTTCGGTCTGTGCACCAAACGGTTTGCCAAGCTTATTCAGGATATTGGGTATGCGCTGGTCGTAGGCGGCCTTCATGCCCTCACCGCCAATTTTTAAATCATCCCCTTGCAATTGATGCATACCTTGACCGACAGGCTCTGATGACAACAATTTATTGGTTAAATCTTTGCCTATGTAATTTGGCAATTCTTCTTTAGATAATTTAGCAGGCATTCCAGCTAAAGAATTGCCATTTTTCATTACTTGGAAATATCCATTTTCAGGATTGAAAGCAATCCGATCAACTTGCTTACTCAAATCATAGCGATCAGCTTGAATTGCGCCAGGTGTAATGGCTATCTTGTCATAGCCGTTCTCAACAGCATGATTGATCAGTTGTTTGAGTGCAAGCTCTTCCCAGTTCTTTTTGAATGGGGCGTCGGGCACGGCGTTTTTAAATTTATTGCTAAAAAACTCATTAAGAGCAGATTCTTTATTTTTATGAAACCCAGCAGTCAATGGATTTCCTTGCTCATCAAATATGGCATAAGGGTTTCCGCTTGATTCTGTATCTTGTTTCACTAAATAATTTTCAGGCAATTTCATATCTTGCAAATTGCTTGGCTTGTATCCTTTTTCGCGCCCCTCTTGATGCCAGTCTGACTGCAACTCCTCAAGATGCAATACTTTCTCACCATTTGGACCAACTCGGTCACTCAACCTCATGTGAGCCAATACATTAGGCTCATCCCAATGAGGACTATAATAGTTTTTGTATGGATTGAGATCTTCAGGAAGTTGTAATAACATCTCACGGTAATTCTTATTATTTGGCAACTGATGTTCATAATATTGAGCTGGTCCACCTAAAGCGTCTACAGCCATTTCATTAGCTTCGCTTTCACTAAACCGTCTCATTGGTCTGCCATAATCATCGTGTGGCGTATGCTGTTCAACAACTTCATTTCTGATTTCATTAAAGTCTGGATGCAAATATGGGTTTTCCATTTTGGTTTTGACTTCAACTCTAGCTGGTGGGTTCTTTTTAACAATCTTTTGAACTTCAGCCTTATCAACCTTAGGCAAACTACCCAAAGCCTTATCTAACCCACGCTCTTGAATCTCAGCCTTCTTGACGCCAGGCTTCTTCTCCAACTCTTTAAGAAACTCAGCGCCTGTCCCTTTGTTGCGTGTCAGGTTGGACAAAGCCTCCTCAAGTGAGGAGTACAAAGGCTTGGCTTTAGTGAGCAGTGACTCTAAAGGCATTACCGTCTCCTCTCAATGATGTGTACCTCTTCACCGTCAAGATGGTGAACGGTAACCTTGCCGCCCTTCTTATAACCTTGTTTTTGAAGGTTCGTCAGATATTGCTCAGACACAAACTGGCTGGGACTACCACGAGACATGGCCCATGCATTGATTGTGTCTTCAGGTTTGTAGCCTTTCTTTTCTATAAACTCAGGAGAGGCGGCTCTTATTGGAGTTGGATCAAACTTCAAGCCAAGGTCGCTACCAGTCACTTGATATGGGAATGCCTCATTCAAATCTGGCCTGTGGATCATTCCATTGTCCATGACAAACAAATGTGGGCCAACATCAAACGTATTTGCATTGGCCAAGACTGGCTCGGTCTCACGGGAAAGGATGCCACCAATGTTTGAGGCGTCGGTCCATTGAACCCCTGGGTTTGCTTTTTTGAACTCCACACTGATCATTGGCTTTTTAACACCAGTACCCATCAGTGCATCACTGACAGCAGATCTACGCTCAAATGTATTGGCATGATTAAGTGCATTTGGGTCTGTAATGTCAAAGTCAGAAGGGAATAATGGATTACCTTTTTCGTTTGTTGCTTCTTGAATTCTTTTGTTGATCAGTCTGATCTGCTCTGGATGTACTTGCCCTTTGTTGTTTGCGTCCTGCAACGTCTTAATTGCATCTTTGACAACAATAGTATTGGACTTATGTTGCTCAGGAGAGCCTGCATACGTTGTCCAAATTGTGTTCTCTGGATCGTTCTGTTTAATCTTTTTCTCAGCAACGGTTTTGTTTCCAAATCCCCAAACAGTATTGGCTTGAGCGTGTGGCAGTGAATAATGCTGTAAAGCACTGAACCCAACTCCACCCATGTTGTCCCCAAATACTCTTGAGCGGTCAGCTTCGGTAAAGTTTAAAGTTTTGCCCTCAGCCCCAGCGTTACCCAAAGCTTCTGACATCTTCATGCTGGGAGGAGCTAGTGGATCATGAAAATCAATACCTGGCACGCCCATGCCTTTAGCTTTCAATGCCGCCGCATCAGTCGCTTGATTCATAACTTCATGGGCAGACAAGTGGGGCATCATTTCACTGATCACATTGGCATAGTGCTTAACGTGCTCCATGAAGGCTGGGCCATATTGCTCAACCATCTTGGCCACTGCACCGCCACCAGCAAACTTGCGGTCTTGTACTTCCATGTACATCGCGTCTGGATTGTTGGTAATGCTGACTTTGCCACCCTTCTTCATGTTTGGTGTTCCACCTACTGTACCCAAGTCAACTGGAGGTTGCGGGGCATCTCCGTATATTCCACGAAGCTTTTCTACGCCGTTTAATGCACTAGGCAAAGTATCTTTGTCATATTCTTCTGGATTATTCAAGACCGCCTTCATTTCATTCAAAGCATATGGAACTTTTGGATGAAGTAGAAGATTTGGGTCACTATCAGCTTGTCGATGTGTTTCAAAAGCAGGATGTGTGTTTAAAAAAGTTTTGGCTTCATCAATTTTAGGTTTTAACTCTTCTGTAGTTAAGTATTGATTCCCAACTTTATTCAATCCAGTATTTTGTAAATCACCCACTTCACCCCAGTTGCCTGACTTTACAAAGTCTTGAACAAAAGGGAGGTATTGCTCGTTTGGAGCACGATTTTGCTTACCTTTAATTTGAACAATTCGATCAGGTTGTGGAGGAACTCCAGCCTCTTTTAACGCTTGCGTAGTATGCTCATCCGTTAAATCTTCAATGTGTGGATTACGTTGTCTCCATTCACGAACATATTGACCATATTGGGCTTTAGTTGCTTGTGGAAGCATAGCAAAAGCTTCTCCACTTACAGGATATGGGTTTGGATTTGGTTCTGTTTCAATAGTTACATGAGGCTCACCTTTGGCATCTCTGAGACTGAAAATGCGTGACTGACCAGAAATAACGTCAGGGCAGTAACCGCCAACGCAATGGCCCATCGTGTCGCCTTCATACTTCAAAGCATCTTCAAGGCGTTTGTCGTTCTCTAAGGCTTCTGCTTTTGCCTGTTCTGGTGTTGTATGAAATGGCACATTTATGTGACCCAAACTATTTGGCTTCCTTTGAATGGCGTCTTGACCATTTTCATCTACAACTTTGTAGCTACCAGTAGTTTCATCTTTGACTACACTATGTCCAGAAGGCAAATCTTTGGGAGGAGCTAATTCAATCCACTTGTGGCCAGTTGGATACTCTTTTACAGTTGGCATACCCTCTGTGGCTTTGATCTGGGCTTCAGCCATCTTCTTGGCTTTATCTTCGTTGTACTCATGGGCACGACGTACAGCTTGCTCCATGCTGACATTTTTTAGGCTTTCGGGGCGAAGACGACCAGTTGTTATGTCTTCTTTAAGAACATCCATAATGTGGTCAAAACCAAGATCTCTTGACATTGAATCCATGTTTTCAGGATAGTAGACTGGCGTGCTTGGATCAAGTTTTGTCAACCAAGGATTGTCAGTTACCGTTGACTGATAGCCTTGACGAATTTCTGTGGGTGTCAATGGCCTTGTATGTTGCCCTGCTGTTCCAACATTCAGCATCTCATCGGCAATCCTTTCCCAAGCTTTGGCGGTATTTGACGCCCCAAGATCACTTGGATTAAAACCAGCTTGCATTCGCTTCACCGCAAGTTTTTCTGGTAAGAATGTATTAGCAAAATCAATTTCATTGGCAGGCATATGCGTAATATCTTGCTCTGCCAATTTACGAACTGGGTCTTCAGGCGTAGCCATTTCCTTCTTAACATAGTTAGTAAGGTTCTTGTCAACCCAGTTGTTGATGGCGGCTTCTTTGCGATATTGTGGCAATTGCCGTCTAAGAACTTCTTTGCCTTCTTCCGGTAATTCTGGGTTCTTTAATTGTCTCTCAATAAAGTCAAGCATTTGGGCAGGTGTACCGCCTAAACGATCACCAGATTTTAAACCTTCCAAACTTTTTTCAACGCTGTTGTTTAACCAGTTGCCGCCTTTGGGCTTAACCACAAAGTTTGGCTGGGGAACAATGGACTTCAACCAGTCTGGTCCTTCACCCATGGCCGCACTGCTCAAGCCTTCGCCTGCAATCTTGGCCGCTCCTTTGATGCCATGACCTACAGCACCAAGCACAGGGTTCTCAGGAAAGTATTCACCCAACCCACCAGCCAATCGGCCTTGAGGAGATGTTGGAGGCAGTGGAAGCTTGTTCTCCCAGTATTCGGATGTGAATGGTATTTGAGGAGCTTTTTTGCCAGTGACAAGCTCATCCAATTTGGGTGAACGCAAGTTTGTATATACATCCGCACCTAACTGTGCGAGGTCGGGGATGGCTCCCAATCCAGTCTTGACCATACCACGGGCAAACTGCAACGGCATATCTTTAGATGCCTCTGGATTGTTGTTCTCAGGACGGCGTTGAAGGTTTAAATGTGGGTAAACGCCAAATGCGGCTTGGTCATCTGCCATGGGCACCTCGGGGTGAGTTTCCCATATTATGCCCATGATTTGGTCTTGGGTCTAGCTTACATGGCATATGGATTACCACGCTTCCTTGACCGTCCGCTGTCCGCATAATCTTCATCGTCATAAGGTTCTGGTGCTGGTCCGTCAATATCCAGCCATCCACTGTCCCTCAAATACCTCAGAGCTTGGGTCATGGCGTCCACATAGTCGTCATGGGCTGACTCAGGGAACGAACAGATCTGGCTGACCATTCCCTCGGCCCAATCCTTCACAAATCCCTTGTTCTTACCGCTTTCAGGTATCCATACGCGGCCATGGGCAATGATGTTGGAGACAATGCTCAGGCGTTGTACCTTGTCTGCTCGGCCAGGGTTATAGCTGTGAACAGGCAAATGCGCCCTTCTCAAGTCTTGTATAAGACTGATACCAGCGGCTTTGTCCTCCACCAAGATCAGGTCAACCCGCTTTTTGTTCTTTCCTTCACCAAAGGCAACCTCAAACTCTTCTTTGACCTTTGGGCGCAGATCTGGGTACTGAAGCCTGTCTTGCCAGCAGTCAATCACCATCACGCTCATTGGCCCGTCTGTTGGCTTGAATACCCCAAAGGTAATCGAGGCAGTGGCATCATTGATTGTTTTGTCAGTGAAGGCGCAATCGTAAGACTGAATGATGTACTCGAACTTGGGGAACTCCTTCCCGTTTGGCCAGAGTCTGAACATCTTGCGCTTGATGATACCCGTGTCTTCTGGGTCCAGAATCTCGGCATGGATCTCTTGTCGGCCGAGTTTGGTACCCTCATAGCTCAGAATCTGCTTCTGGAACGATGGCGCAAGGTTGGCAATGTTGGCATAGGTCGAGGCGGTCGTCACGCATACGTCGTCTCCATCCCTGCCCACCAAGTCAACAATCAGGTCCTTTGGTCTCGGCGTGGTGGTCGCAATGATTCGGGTCTTCTTACCCAAGCGCACACCGAACTGGATCTGGTCCCAAGCCTCTTGAATGTAATCCCAAGCGGCCAACTCATCCAGCCAAGCCCCATGAAACTGCGGACCCCTGAAACGCTCAGGCTCCGACGCTGGAATACCGATCAACATGGAATCATTGACCAAAGTAATCTGGCCAATGGATTTGTTGTAATCCTTTATTAGTATAGAAGGGATCACCGAGAGGAGGCCAGAATCACCCTCAAAGCAGGTTCCACGGACGTCAGCACTTGTGGGTCCAGACACCAGCCATCGCGTCTTGGGTTGGCTCCAAGCCCACCAGCCGATAGTCTCAGCGGCCATTCTGGTCTTACCCGCTCCCCGTCCAGCCAAGACCAAGTGGATGGTGTACCAATCACCTGGTGGCTCTATTTGGTGAACATGGGCGCTTGTGAGCCAGTTCATCCTCCACTGGAAGGCGGCCAAGTCTTCAGGAGACAGTTTGGCCAAGTGTCCCTGTATCTCAGGGTCCTCTAGGGTTTGTTTGATCTCATCGAGAAGTTCAGCCTGCATTTTGGAGCTGGCGCTTCATTTCTATGTTTTTTACCAAGCTGGTCACCACCTCTTTGGCCATTACGTCCACAATCAATGGGTTCTCGATGTCTCCAGAGTGTTTGACCGTATCTCCATACTTCTTGGCCTTGAGCTTACTGGCCACCCACTTGCGGGCATCAATGCGGTTCTTCTGCCAAGAGATAAACGCAGGGTCAAACCTTGTATTGCCTTCTTTGTCCGTGGTTTCCATGGGCATTTGGTCGGCAATATCCACAATCTCATCGGCCATTGTGTCGGCTTGGTCTTCTCGTGCGCGCGTGTAAATGTTACAAAAGTCTTCTTTTTCCATCAGCCACCGATAGATTGTTACTCTTTCTGGCATATCTGGATCTTTACAGATTTTGTTTAAGCTCTCTCCTTCTGCTATACGAACGCAGATGACTTGAGCTAAATGATCTGAGTATTTTGATGGGCGGCCCATTTTCTTTGGCGGCGCATCTGTGTGTGTTGTGTCAGGCATTCCCTTATCCTTTAAAAGTCTTATGCACTGGCTTTAGTTTATCTTAATCTCTTTGATTCTGCTATCCCTGCATGAATCTGTCGTTCAGGCGCTTGTTCGAGGCTTTCTGGGCGGCCAACTCTTCTGTCAGCGACGCTACCTTGTTCTCCAAGTATCTGAGCTTTGCTTGGGCGTATTCCACCCAATTCATCCAATCCTTGTCTGGGATCTCTTCGGGCCTTGGTACCCTTGGCGCGATTTGGTTCTCAGCCTTGGTCCTCACTACCTTTTGCGTCGCGGCCTTCTTAGCAACTTTTTTGGTCGCAGGCGTCTTTTTCGCGGCAGTCGTGCGCTTTTGTGTCATCTTTAGTTCTCCATATTGTACCACATTCGGTACATTTGTAAATAAAATCAACTACAACTTCAAGCCTTCTGTTGCGTACTTCCCCCCTCACTTTGGCGTTGTACGTCTTGATCTTCTCTATCATTGTCTCTGTGTTGGTATACGGCTCAGAATTGCGTCATGGATTCTTTGACGCTCTTTTTTTAGTATTTGGAGTGTCTCCGTTTGTACTGGCTCATCAGTTCCCATCAATGCAACCTCAGCACAAGCCTGTCTCTCAATCATTACAGCGGTCTTTGATGTATCAATGGCCACTGCCATGATCTCTGCCAATTTCTTGCTTAACTTCTCGTTAAACTCGTTCTCAGTATACAACTGCTGGCCTGTTCCGCGAGCCAAAAATTGACGCTGGAAGTCACTCATTGGTTTACTCATTGCCTTGCTCCTTTAATTATTTGTTAATCATTATACCAATAGTTTTCTACCCAATGCTCATACCATCCCCACATGAAAAGCCAATTCCAATATTTTTGTCCGAATGTTTCTTGGTCTTCAAATGTACTTTTGGCCACATGAAGATAAAACTCTTTAGGTGGTGGCTCTCTGGTCATCTCTTCATCCCACGGATATAAACGGTAAACGATGCAATGGTGTCCTCCCCAAAGCCTTTGAACTTCTCGATCTCTTGGGCTACCTCTTCAATCACTCTGTTTCTCAGCTCCTCAGAGAGTGAATCAGCCTTCTTTATCAACTCCTCCTGCCTGCGGGATATCATCTCGAATTCCTCGTCTTCAGGCGTCTTCATCTTGGGCATGGTCTCCCAGTTGGGGGCGTCCTTCTTCCAATCCTCATATGCTTTATCAAAAGCTTTGTTAATGTCCGTCATTTTTTATTCTCCCAATAAGCGTTTTCATCAAGTGTTTCTTGAATCATATCAATACCCGCTTGGTCACAAACAGCATACAGTTGATTTTCTTGATTTTTGTACAAATGAATGATTACAGAGGGCCCAACAATTTGGGTTGACCAATCCTCGGCCTGTTCTAAAGTACTAAAAACTTTAACAAAGGTAACGCTTGGTTGCTTATTCATGCGTTTTCCTTAATGTGTTCGTCCATCTTTTGAAAGAAGTCTTCTCTGGCCTCTTTATTGTCTATTAGAACCTTTACAAACATCCCGTGGCTCCTATCCCTATCCCTGAAGTAAAAAGCCGCTCCTGTGGCCAATACAGCCCAGCAAAACAGGAATAATTCTGTATATGTAAATTCAATCATTGATTTCCCTCAGTTGTAATGTTTTCTGTCCTGTGGTGGGTGCAGGCTTTACCGCAATACTCATCCCAGTTCTTTTGTGTTGTCACCTTTTCACCGCATCGTGTGATGTAGTGGTAATCCCTGTCATAAAACCTGTACACCTTGCATCCATCTAGTTCTTGGACAACTTGCATGGCATGGGCTTTTGCAATGTCTTCATGACTTGGGCCAAACAAACTCATGACACCAATGATGCCTGAAATAATAAGTAACGTTGCCAAAATTACCCCTAGAAACGTTAGAACAGCCATCTTTATGTCATCAATCATCTTTGTCCCCCAATACTCTTAATCCGCAAAACAGAAAAAATGCAAACCAAGGATGGTCATTCATCACAAAATAAACAATAGCGGCAATCAAGGCTAAATTGGTAATGGTTTGAAACCAATATGAGTTCATGTATTGCGTTCCTTCAGCTTGGCTTCAATGGCTCTGGCAAAAGACTTGGCATCGACCCCATCCCAAGGAATTTCATCGTCATCTTTCAGTCCTACCCATGTGCGTTGTGGTGGGGGTTCATCGCGCTCAGGCTCATCTTTTGGCATTACCCAATGCGGATTCTCGGATAACTTCTTGTCAGCCCATGCGTTTAATTCAGCAATCGTGAACCAAGCACGTTCAACCGTAGGCTCCTGCAACCTACACACAGGCTCATCTTTTGTTTCTATTTGTTCTTTATAGGTAGATTTAGATGCCATGTTTTGCATATCTTTTGTTAGTCCTCCATACTCAAGGATTGCTCTAGCAAACAATACAGGAAAGTCAGCCTTGCCAGTTGCTTCAACCAACCCTTCTGCTTTGCCACTCATGTGCAAATAAATGTTGTGTATTTCTTCATCAGTCATTATTTCCCCTTGCTCGGATTGCACCAGCACATTCGCTTGCTCCCTCACCCATGAATTCATATCTACCTTGTATGTCTATCCATGATAAGTAAAAACCATCACAAATTTCAGCACACGCC